CAACGATGTGATCGACTTGATCGCCCCCTTGACGGACTTGCCGAACTTCTGGAGGGATCGCTGCATTCGAGCCGAGGAGGACCGAACCGTCTTTTGTGCCTTCCCCATATCGCGCTCGAACTGCGCGGCGTTTGCCGATAGTTCAACCCTTAGTGCACCGATAGGATCAGCGATAGTTATCTCTCCTCGTTATTCCCTTTTCCGGCGGGCTGATATGCCGCCGTGATCCATCCCGCCGTTTGCAGGATCTCCGACGCGGTCTGGGCCTTCTCGCCTCCCGGACCCAACCTTTTCAGCATCCCGCCCAGGTTGGGCATTCTCTTGACACGGGTCAGGGCGGCGGTATGCCAGGCGATCCACAGTCCCCTCCGATATAACGCGAGCTCCCGCGCTCCCGCCGCCTCACAGACCAGCCTCGTCTCGTGGGGCGTACAGCTCCAGAAGTCCTGGACACTCATCCCCCATTCGAGGCAGGAGCCTCTGGCGGCGGCGATCCAGTCGCGGGGACCCGTTCTAAAGGGTTTTGGATATCCTCCACCACCGGAGGCTCATCGGTTCCGAAGAAAGCAAGATTGACCGCCTTACTAAGGGCCTCATAAATGGGATGGAATGGAGGGGACGCATCCAGGATCGCCTCCGCGCTTACGTCCGGCCAGTGCTTCTGTAAAGCGATCGACAGAAGTACAGCCAACCTTTCCACGTCCATCTCGACCAGCACGCGGTCGAGTTCTACGAATAAATTATCGACCCCAGCATCCCGGAGCCTTGCCAGGGCAGCCCAGTCCAGTTGTATGATCCGGGGGGTTTCGCCTATCTCGACAACCACCTCCCCCCTGTGTCCATTGACCGGCATAAATCCTCCCTCCCTTTGCTACGTCAGGACCAGCGTCGGAACGCTTGTGATCTTGAACGTGGCAACCGCAGACATAACATCTTCCAGCGGCGCATCCGCTTCGAGCCCGGTCATAAAGCCCGAGAAATCCCACTGCACGGTTTGCGCGCCCGAGGGGAACAGGACCTGATAGTTTGTTACCACGGTCTTCGGTTTTTCTAAATCTAGCGCCGAATACGCGACCGAGGTGAAGTTTAGATTAACCGAAAAGCTGCCCTCATCACTTAGGCCCGGTATGAACTCCCTGCGGTTTCCGGGGCTGGCCGTGTGTGTAGCATCCACCGAGTCCCTGTCGAATCCAGGACCAGAGATGCCTGTGACCTCCGCGATCGCCGCGAAAACCTCCGGGGACGCACCGTCTCCGATCGCGAAAGAAATCCCGAGTCCTATCTTTGCATTCGTCACCATCTGCTCATCCTCCCGCTAGACCGTGGCCTCCTCGTGCCACACGAAGGCGTCGGCGGACCGTCCGCGAACGCCCAGAACCGGATCAGATACGTCCCGGTTTCCTTCCAGGAACATCCCCTGGATATTTCCCCCGTCGCCCTTTCCGTTGATCCGTAACCGGACCAGCTCGAAGAGGGCGTCCGCCCCCGCGTAGGTCTCCGCCCAACAATCGATCTGCATGCGAGGCCCCGCCAGCCCCGCCGCGCCGGTGGCCGTCTGTATCCAGTTGCCCGAGATCAGCTTGTAGGTGATCGCGGGCAGCGTCGGATTTTGCGGGAGCTGCCCGCCTGGGTATATCCGGGTCCCGACTAGGGCCGAGATGCCCGCATCGGCCAGGAGGAACGTCACGAGATCGGTTTGAACGCTCACATTAAAACCCTCCCACGGCCTCGCGGGCAGTCTTGCTCAGTGTGCCCTTGGCCGCCCGCTTCGCGAGGCGCTTCGCCGCGCGAGCGAGCTGTCTCCAAATCTCGGCACCGAGGGAGTCCCGGACCTCGTCTTTGTTCCGATCCCATGCAGGCCGCATAAAGGGATGGCTCGGAGTGCGGACTGTCCCGAACTCCTCCAGGTGGGCGTGCGCACCTTGCGGCCACCGCGCCCCGATAAACACCTGCGGAAAACCGACACGCCGCTGGAACCCCGTTTGCGACTTCATGAGCTGGGTCCCGATCGCGAGGCTGTCCCGCAGGTTCCCGCTCGCCTTGTGGACGTCCGCCTTGGCATCCGCCAGGACGGGCTTGGCCGCTTTTTTGAGAGCGGCCCGAAGGGTACTCTTCGCGAGGGACTTCGGCAATTTATTGAATGCCGCCTCCAGCTCAAACGCGCCCAGGAGTTGAGTCATTAGTCCATCCTCACTTGTGCGACGATCACCAGGGCCGCCGCGTTGCCCGTATCCTGGACCTCCAGAATATCGTAACCCCGCCCGTCGTAGACGATGCGATGCTTGGCCGTCAGCCCCGCTCTGTATCGGATCGTGAAGACGACCTGCCCGAGGGAGGCGAGCTGCGGCCCGACCGATCTCTCTCCGCCTGATTTGTAGACCACCTCGGCCCAGACCGAGCCGTCCGTGATCTCCGCCCATGATTCGATCTCCTCGCCGAACGTGTCCTGGGTCGGCGAGTTGACCTGGATCGATATCCTGCGGGTTAGCTCACCGGCCCGGAGTGCGGTCACCTGTCCCTCCTCGGGGCCGGTCCGTCGAACGGCATCACGAAGTTGTCCAGCATGTGTTCAATATAGGGGACCTTGGTCGAGCCCGTTCCGGTGACCAGGCTCTCCCGGTGGGCGTCCAGGTCGCCGATCCGTAGTTTCAGGAATGCCTTGATCGCTCGGGGCACGTCCTGATCGTTACTGCCATATCCCGCCAGGTAGAGCACCGTGACCGCCTCGGGCTGGCTGCGCGTGGCCGGATAGGACTTTCCGAACCCCGGATGGATCTCTGCGGGCTCGCGGTCCCCCAGGAGGTCATATTCCGTCGAGGCCCAGGTCTGGGTCGCGCCCGCCCCGTCCACGTACTGGATCGAGGTCACGCTGATCACGGGTGGCAGCGGGAGGCGGATCGGGTCACTGCCCGAGGGAAATACATCCAGCCGCAGGCGGAGGGTCTGCTCGATCAGGGCTCGGCCCAGCCAGCCGTCCGGCCCGTCGACCTCCCCGGTCGCCTCGTGGATTAGATCGTCAATCTCCGCGTCCCGGTCCGTGGTTGTTTCCCGGAGTTGGACCTTGGCCTCGTCCCGCGTCACGGGCAGGGAGGCGGGCTCTAGGGTTCGCTTGATAGACCAGGTCATAGGTTAGTCTCCACCGGAAAGAGGAACAGATCCGAGGAAAAAGGCTTGCCCGCCAGGACGACCTTCCCCTGGCGCTGCCATTCCCCGACCTCGTCGAACTCGTTCGCCACGGTCTGATATTCCATCTTTCCGTCGAGGCCGTCGGTCGTCAGGATCGCCGTCCGGGCGACCGAGACCGCCGAGGGTTTTTTTATGACGATCTGCATCCCCGTGGCCGCCGCGATGTTCACCACGGCCCCGTCCTGGTCCTTCACGGTTGCCCGCAAGATAGGCTCGTCGTCAATGTGGATCTCTGCCGCCATCAGGTGATCCTCGCGTCAACGTCGGAGACCCGCGTGATCAGTGCGTCGCCCTCCGAGATCCTTGTCAGGGCCGCGTCCCGATCGTCGATCAAAGTAATGAACGCATCCCACTCCACGATCTGCTCCAGTCCCGTCCGGTGCCGGGCGATCGCCGCCTGAATGATTGCCGGGAGGGTCTGGGCGATCGTGCCAAAGACATCCACCAGGCCGACGCTCGTGCCAACCGCCTGTTGCGTGATCGAGGGCAGGAGCTGGGCCATTGCCCCGGTGATCTCCGCCCATCCGACCGCCTGTTGTGTGATGGACGGCAGGGCCTGCGCGATCGTGCCGACGAACTTCTCCGCGCCCGTGGCCGCTTGTGTGATGGCCGGGAGGGTCTGGGCCACCGCGCCGGTGATCTCCGCCCAACCCGTGGCCGCCTGGGTGATGGAGGGCAGGGTCTGCGCAATCGACCCGGTGATCGTGATCGTATGCGTGCCCTCTGCCTGCTGGGTGATGGCCGGGAGGGTCTGGGCCACCGCTCCGGTGACCTCCGCCCAGCCCGTGGCCGCCTGGGTGATGGTCGGCAGGGTCTGCGCGATCGTTCCGACAAACTTGGATGTCCCGGTCGCCTGCTGGGTGATGGCCGGGAGGGCCTGTGCCACCGCTCCGGTGACCTCCGCCCAACCCGTGGCCGCCTGCGTGATCGAGGGCAAGGTCTGCGCAATCGTGCCGACGAACTTGGATGTCCCGACCGCCTGCTGCGCGATCGCCGGGAGGGCCTGCGCCACCGCTCCGGTGACCTCCGCCCAACCCGTGGCCGCCTGGGTGATGGAGGGCAGGGTCTGCGCAATCGACCCGGTGATCGTGATCGTATGCGTGCCCTCTGCCTGCTGGGTGAT